GAATAAAGCAGAAGTTGTCGAATATAAGCTTAAAGAAATATCAGTGCTAACAACAGAAGAGCCAGCAAATCAGTTATCACTTGTGAATGCTGTTAAAGCCGTTAAGGAGTTAACCGAGCCGACACAAGAAGAATTTTGGAATATCATAGAGAAGGCGTATAACGCTAAATTCTCGGATAACATATTACGATCACTTGAAGAATTTTTGACACTCAAAGATGCAGAGCCGGGTCAGTTAGATGCTGACACCACTTCGCACGTTGAGCCGTTGATAATAAATATCTATGAATTATTTATTTGAACAATTAAAAACAAAACAGTTATGGAAAATAAAGAAAATCAAAATCAGGCTGAATTGCTTGAAAAACAAAAACAAGAAGCGCTGAAAAACATTAAGAAGACAGCCGAAGAGGCTGCACAAGGTAAAGCGCAAGAAATTGTAAATGAGAAACTGAATGAGGTAGTATCGAAATTTGAAAACGTTACTACAAAAGAGGAAGTTGAAACTTTAAAAACCGATTTCTATAAACAGATACAGGAGGTGCAGGCTAAGTTGAAAGAGGTAAAACAAACGAAATTAACGCCAACAACTTTTAAGAATTCACAGGAAGCTATGATGAATGCATTTAAAAATGCATTATTTGAACATAAAGATAAAATTACAAAGTATCAAGGTGGAGATTTGGTTTTACCTGTAACTAAACAAGGTGATACACCTGACGACTCAATTTCTATTGACTCGTTTGGTGTTGGCGGTTATGCAGATTTGACAACCCAAAACTTAGGATTAGATATTAATCCTTTTGCACCTGTATATCTTAGGAATATATTTCCTAATGTTACTGCAAGCGGTTCAAATGTAACGATTTGGAAGCGTAAAGCTATTAAAGGCTCTGCTGCTATATGGAATCGTATAGTAGGTGATGAGGTTAAAGAAAAACCAAAAGTTACAGGTGAATGGGAGAAAGAGGTTGTAAGTATTGAATGGATACCTGCTTATACGATTATAGACAGGGAGGTTTTAGAAGATGTTGATTTTATGACAAGTGAGATACCACAGCTTCTTATTTATGGAGAGTCTGGTATTTTAAGGGCTGAAAATAAGATGATATTAGATTATATCACTGCTAATGCTGTCGATTATACTTTACCGTCAGGAATTAGTGATTTTGATAATAGTTTAGAATCAATTTTAGCAGCTGCGTTTGGTCAAATGAGTGACAGATTTTTAACACCTACACATATATTAATAAGTAATTGGGACTACTTGAAATATTTGGCTTTTAATAAATCGAATGGTTCAGGTGTATATACTTATCCAAATATGACACTATCATTTATAAACAACCGTCCGTTTATTAATGGATTACAAGCAATACCTAATCCAGATATTGCTGTCGGAGAAGCATATGTTATTGCAGCTGCACGTTCAAGGTTTATATCTCGTCAAGGTATAAGACAAAGAATTTCTGATTCACATGATAAAATCTTCACTACTAATCAGGTAGCTTATTTAGCTGAAAGTAGAGGAGCATTCTTTACTTATGATAATAATTCATTTATTAAGGTTGAATTACCGACACCAGTACAAAGTACATCTTAACAATTAATAAAAATTGAAAGATTATGAAAGTCAAGTTACTTAAAAACTTAGCATACGGAAAACAGGGAGAGGTCGTTGACCTCTCCGATTCCGCTGCTATTTACTTGATGCGTGTAGGTGCTGCCGAAAGCATACCCGAGAAAAAGAAACGAAAGACTAAAAAAGATGACGCTGACGATAACAGAAGTGAAGAATTATCTTAACATCGATTTCGATGATAACGATGAATATCTGCAAACATTATTGGATGCTGCAAAAGAGCGAGCATCAACGATAATGGGGATACCGCAGACAGTTACTGTTATCGATGATTTAGGTAATGAGTCGGTTATCGATAATCCTGATTTCACGACAGATGAGATTAACAATGCAATTTTGAACGATATTGCGTTTGCTTATCAGTCGAGAGGTGAGAAGGAATCGACGAGTGCGAGTGCTACGGAGACGTACAGACGACGTTCTGTGAGACCGATGTTATAAAATTATTATTATGAAGTTAGGAAAATACGACCAAAAGATTCAATTCGGAGTAGAAGGGACGGTAAGCGACGGTTACGGAGGTTATATACCGTCTTTTACGGTTGAATTGGAGACTTGGGCACGTATCAATCAACTTAAAATATCGGCGGATATCGAACAGGCACAATTAAAGCTGCCGACGATGTATCGTGTTGGTGTCATGGCACGTGAAGGATTTACACCATCTGTTGAACATGTAGTAAGATGGAGGGGAAAAATGTATCGCATTGTCAATGCGCCTGTCGTTGAGTCGGTGCGGTATCAACAAGAATGGGTGTTCGATATAACTACTAAGGATTGAAATATGGGACGAGTTATAAACACAACATTGGCAAACCTTGATAAATACAGAAAAGACCAGATTCGTAAGATGCGGGAGTTGGTTGTTGATACTGTTACTGATATAGAGGTAGAAGCAACAAGAAATGCTCCTGTTAGCGAGGATGGAGATTATTTTATCAATATAGATAAAAGATTTACAAATAACGATATGACAGGTGAAGTTGGTGTATTGGGTGAGAATAACTTAGCAGCATATTTCGAGTTCGGTACAGGGTTGTCGGCACGTGAGATACTCGCACCATATCCGCAATGGATAAAGGATATTGCGTGGGAGTTTTATATCAACGGACAAGGAACATTACAAGGAAAGCCGTATCTTTATCCTGCGGTGTTGCGGTATGGCAATGAGTTTTATAAGAAGATGGCAAAGCTGGTAAAGAATAAAACAAAAGATGATAGATAGAGCAACAGAAATAAGAGGAAAGATTTTCGATGCGTTAAGCGACCTTGAACATAGCGGAGTGCAGATTCCTGTTTTTGACGAATTTGTCAATCCGAACGTCACGTTGCCGAGCGTCGATGGTGCTTTATCCGTTTATGTAGTTATTCAAGACCAGCAGGAGTTGATGAGTCCTATACAAACTGTTTATAGTCCACGTTTCGAGTTAAACGTAACGATACGAGTTGTTACGACTTGGGGGACTGTGGGCAGCAAAAAGTTGTGTGAGGATATAGGAAATAAAATAATGTATAAATTAAAAGACGACAGAGGGTCGTCAAAAATAGAAGGAATCGACAAGGTTACGCTTGTCAGCGCACGCTCGATAGCGGAGTCGACAAGTAGCAACCTTGCATTTAGTAAAATAATCATTTTAAAATTTGAAAAAAATGGAAATTAATTATTTAAAAGGATGGGAAGGCGCAAGAATGGCGGTTTATAAATCTACCGCTTATGTGCCAATTGCTTGTATAACAAGCAGGTCGGAGAGTAATACGACTAATACGTCTGAAAAGACGAATGTATGTACTGAAGGTAAAACTGTTACGAAAGCTAACAGTATAACACGAACGGTGTCTATCGCTGGAGAAATAGTTGATCAGAATTCGTATCACGACTTGAAGGAATTGATGGACACGTTAGAAGAGCAGGCGTTTCGAATATATAAAGGTGCTGGGGACACTAATCCTTTATATTTCAAAGGCATTATAACCGACTTGTCGGCTGATTTCGACGCAACAGAAGAGGGAGCTACTGGTACTTTTTCTATGGACGTAGCTATCAATGGCGATTATTCTGAAACAGACCCGATGGGAACTTAAAGAATTAGGTTATGTACGAAACAAAGATAACTGTACATGGTAAAGAGATACCAATCCGATTTGGTGCGTACGTTATGAAACGTATTGCCGATGATGGTATCAAATTATCGGAACTTGGTACGTTGATTCAGAGCAATCCGTTTGATGTAATACCTAAGATTTTCTATTATGGAGCTGTAAATGCTTCGGAAGGCAGGAGAGGTGAAGGTATTTCGTTAAACGATATTTATGATTGGCTTGATGAGATACCAGGAGGACTTTTCAGCGAGCAGTCGCAAGCGATAATTAAACTTTTTACCGACCAGATGACAGAGGGAGTGCCGAAAGTTGAAAAAAACGAGAATGCAAAAAAAAAGCAATAATTGATGAGGACTTCAACCGTGACCATCTCTCATTCGCTCTTGGAGAGCTTGGTTTGCGGTTGGAGGAATTCTACAATATGGCTTGGTGTGAATACTTGATAAAATGTTATGCGTGGGCAAGAACAGAAAAAGAGAAATGGCGGAAGGTGCGTACTATTGCTTTTAATGCGATGATAGGCAGCCACCTCGACCCGAAGAAGTTGCCAAAGTCGGAAGAGGCATTCATGCCGCTTGAAAACAAAAAGAAACGTGCTGACCCTGCGATTATGGAAGAGTTAAGACGAGAACGAGAAGAGGCGCTTAAAAAGATAAATAAAGACAAACAAGAAGAATGAGTTTTACAGCGATAATATCAGCCGATGCGAGAGGTTTTGAACAGGCGATACAGCAGGCTCAAAAACAAATTAACGAATTAGAAAAAAACGTTAGTCGAAACCTCGACTCTGTTTCAAAGAAATTTACCGATATTGGTAAAAAGATGTCGGTAGTATCGGCTGGCATCGTTGCTGGCTTAGGTGCGTCGGTTAAGGCATCTATAGATTTTGAAAGTGCTTTCACGGGTGTTTTAAAAACTGTCGATGGCACTACCGAGCAGCTCGATAATTTAAGACAGGGTATAATCGACATGTCGAAAGAGATACCTGCGTCAACGACGGAGATAGCCAAGGTTGCTCAAGCCGCAGGACAGCTGGGCATTGAGACGGACAGAATTCTGGAATTCACCCGCACGATGATTGATTTAGGTGAAGCGACTAATCTATCATCCGAGCAAGCATCTACTGCATTGGCGAGGTTTGCAAATATAGTGCAGATGTCGCAGAAGGATTTCGACCGTCTCGGCTCTACTGTTGTTGCATTAGGAAATAATTTCGCTACTACGGAGGCAGAGATAACCGAGATGGCGTTACGGCTTGCGGGCGTAGGTAAGCAGGTTGGATTGAGCGAGGCGGAGATTTTAGCACTATCTACTGCTCTATCGTCGGTTGGTATCGAGGCACAAGCTGGCGGCTCGGCATTTTCTCGATTATTATCAAATATACAACTGGCGGTTGAAACAGGTGGCGAAGATTTGCGTAATTTCGCTGCTGTTGCAGGTATGAGCGCAGAGCAGTTTGCGAATGCGTTCAGAGATGATGCTGTTAATGCATTAAATCTATTCATACAAGGTTTATCGGATACGTCAGGTAGCGGACAGTCGGCAATAGCCATTCTCGATGAGATGGGTATAACGGAGATAAGGTTAAGAGACGCAATATTAAGAGCGTCAGGAGCTAGTGATTTGTTTACTGACGCAGTTAAGTTAGGGAATCAGGCATGGGAGGAAAATATTGCGTTAACAGAAGAGACTGCAAAACGTTATGAGACGACAGCATCGCAGATAGCGATATTGAAAAATAACTTAGCTGACGTAGGACGTGTAATAGGTGATATTCTTTTGCCGACGGTTAATTCGATGGTTGCGAGATTGAAAGATATGCTTAACGCTATATCGAATCTTAATCCTGTAATTGTGAAAATAGGAGTAGCAATTGCGGGTATCACAGCCGCTCTCGGGCCCGCAATGTTAGCGCTCGGACAATTATTAAAGATACTACCTTTAATCGGCAGCGCATTTACCGCCATGACGGGGCCGATTGGAATCGCTGTTGCTGCGATAGCTGGTGCAACGACACTTATAGTGTCTAATTGGGACGCAATAAAAGAATACTTCACGTCGGGAGACGGAGCGAAAGTCTTTGAAACGATAAAGTCGATGGCGGTAGCTGTTAAGAATGATATTATTGCTGCATTCAATGCTATAAAGACAGCAGTAAAAACAATATGGAACGCAATCGGAGATGATATAATAAAAATATTCGGTAATGCGTTGAAAATCGTTATGGCTGCGTTAGAAGTGTTTGTAAATACGTTTAAAAATGTAGCGAAGATACTTCATGGCATATTCACACTGGATTTCAGGCAGGCATTGGATGGATTGAAAAACCTATTCAATGATATTTTTGATGGCATAAAGAAGATAGTGTTTAATGCTGTGTCGGCTATATCGTCGGCGCTGGCAGGGGTGTTTGATTTTATCGGGCTTGATAAGTGGGCAGAAGGATTGCGGTCATTTTCTGACAAGTTGAGTCCGTCGATCGAAAAAGTAAAAGAAGAAACAGAGCAAGTAACCGAAGCAACAGAAGAACAAATCGAAGTTGTAAATGAGCTTGCAGGCACAACAGGCGAGCTGACGGCTACAATAGGCGGATTAGTTGAAGCACAGGAGCAGTTAATCAAAGACGGTAGTGATGTAAATGAGTTGATACGTCGCACGTCAGATGAAATAACCGTTTTAACAAAACGACTTGAAGGGCTGCGCAGCGGCGAAATAGTTGTTAGGAACGTTTATGCTGAAATAGAGAAAACAGAGAAAAAAGTAAAAGACTTGTCGTCAGCGTTGGATTTACTAACAGGCGGGCGGGAGTTGACAATTGATTTAAACATAAAGTCAGGAGCTGCTGCTTTTCGTGAAACGGACTTGTTTAAAGGTTATCAGGAATTACTCGATGAGTCGGGACAATTTATCATTACACCCGAAATAGATACTTCACTTGTTGAGGCTGGTATGGGACGACTTGTCGACGAAACGAAGGTGTTATCGATGAATATCGGCAATATGATAGGATATTCGATATCGGATATGATGCGAAGTATAGGTGTGGCGCTGGCAGAAGGCGAGAATATTATCGATGTTATCGGCAAATCACTGCTTGCAACAATCGGCGATTTGGCCGTAAAAGTTGGCGAGCAGATGATAGCATTCGGTACAGCGGGATTGGCGTTAAAAAGATTAATACATAACCCTATTGCAGCTATTGCAGCAGGTTCAGCGCTCGTTGCGTTAGGTTCGGCAGCTGCGTCGGCGATAGGTAAAACGATTGATACTTATACAGGTGGAGGCGGTTATGCCGGCGGTGCATCGTCATATCAGCAGGTTGCACCTGCTTATGCGCCATCCGAATATAGGGGTGCGTACAGAGAGGACTATACGGTTGAGTTTAAGATAGGTACAAACGAGTTGGTAGGAGTGCTTGATATGGCAGAACAAAAGAAAAAACGATTATAAGACATGAAATATACACTTACATATAAGAATAAGCAGGGCATTGAAGCTCGACTTGATATTATTACACACGGTATATATTCGCAAACTGAAATTATAGAGGGTACCGACACACCGTTTATTCTTAATTATAAACGTGAAAAAAACGATAAGGATGGCTATATCATTTCTTCATCGGCAGATATATCTATATATGAAAGTGGAACATTTAATATCGATAATTTAAAAACTTCAAACGAAACGGATATAAAGGTTGAGT